GATCGGACTCGAGATACAATGATGAATCACGCGATCGGTTTGATCAGCCAGATAAGCACCCCATTCCTGCGCCAGATCCCGCCCCTGATTGGTCAGTTGCAGATCATAGCCTGCCAAACCTTGACCCGGAACCTCTTCACGAATCGAATGCCGTGTAAATAAGGTGACAGGCGTCTGTACATCGGGCAATAAATCAATTGCACTCAACATACTCGGTGGAAGCAGTTTCAGGGACACGTTACAGCCAACTCTGGATTGGTAATAGGTTAAGCACCACTATAACACGCTCAGAATTTTGCTCAATGCTCGGCCTGCATGTCAGACACTGCCTGCAATGCAATAATTTTCATATCATTATTCTTATAGGCAATGAATCCACCATTCAGCAAGGTATCCCGATGATTATAAATAAATGGACGGCCTTCTAAATCGACCAGACCACCCCCAATCCGTTCGAGCATACATTGACCAGCGCTGGTATCCCATTCCGAGGTCGGATGAAAGCGTGGATAGATATCGACCTGATCTTCCAGCATCATGCAAAATTTATAGGCACTGCCCGCTTTAAACTCTGTGTAATCCGTGAGCTTGGCCAGACTTTGCAAGTAT